CGCTGGTCAAATTACCAATCACGTTCTTACGCAAGGCAGGTAGTTGTACTGAGTTATAAACCCTCTGTTCTGCTTCTTGTATAAACGTGTCTATATCAGTTGTTTCAAACTGATTCTCGGTATAGCTTTCAATTGCCGCGACTAATTGGGTGTAGTTCATTGGCCTACCTTATGCCATCGGACCGCGTGAAGTGAAGCCTTTTGTAGCTGCGCCACTACCACGTTGTTTCATGCCTGATGTTTTAACATCATTACGTGCAGGGTCACCCATACTTACCCGGGCTGTACCTTTTCCAATACCCATATCACCTGCTTTAAGTGTATTAGGGTCTGTAGCTAAACTAATATCCGGTGTAGGTACATTTACTGGTTGTTTATATTCTGACATTTTAGCTACCTCTTTGGTTAGCGGCACGTGCTAAGCCACGGCCCATTTTCTTCATTGCTGCAGATGTTACTGTACGGGCTTTACCACCTTTAGATGGGGCACCATCTTGTCCACCTTTAGCACCATCGATGCCTAATTGTTTACCCTTAGTTTTACCTTTAGTGTTAATGCCTTGTGCGCCTGATTTAAATGCCATTTTATTTCTCCTATGTCGTCGTTACGGTTACAGTACCGACTGAGGCAACTGCTACCAACTGGTTTACTTCTAAGTTAAACGGGTCATGTAATCCAACCGGATTCCATCCCCACTGTATTATCCTACTACCTTGCAAGGGAACCCCAGTTGCATTTGGGCTAACGCTTGTTGTTTCGGTTAATTGTAACCCATTTAGACCTGATTGATAATAGCCTAAATCTGGGCGTGGGTCTCTAACTGCTTGCGGGTCATTAACTGGGTACATACCCAATTGCAATTGTGGTTGGTCTGGCTCCCAGCAATCTTGACACACAAGGATGTTAACATTTTTTGTCTTAATAACCAATCGTTTAAGCTGCGATAACTTATATCTAAACCCGCAACGGTCGCACTGGGATATTGCAAATTTACCACTTGAGTATTTACTAGCCATTATACTACCTAATAAACTGCATTCTAGGCGCTAAACGAATAGCCGCTTTCTCTCTATCCTCGTCCTGTGCGTTTTTAAGTGTTTCATCGTACACCATTTTGAGCATCTCTACACGAGGTAACGCCTCTGGAATTTTCATGCTTAAATGATACGCTAAGCCCGCAACCATCGCAGGAATAAACCTAAACGGAATGTCTTGTGTTGTCGTACCGCCATTACCCGCGTCTTGTATGCGACGTAATCGCCAGTACACAAAGGTATAGTAGTTGTCTTGTTCTGGAACTGGCCAGATATTAATTGTCGGATACTGTACGCCTGTAGGTGCTGGATTAGTTGCCCCTGACTGACGGTTTATCCACACCTGTATAGGGCGACCTTGCGCATTCTTATTCGGTATCGTCGAGTAGGTTGAACCACTAATGCGTGTGATATTGATGTCTGTTTGGTTTTGGCCTGTGCCTGTGCGTACTACGTGGTCTAACAAATCAATCGTATCCACCGGTAGGTCGTAAACAATATCATTGGTATTTAATAGAATAGACCCCTCTTCTACAGTCCATAAGTTAATACCCATATTTGCCCACTCGATAGTAAGCAAATTAATACTTCTACGCGCAGTCCTTAAGTCGTAACCCGTGCGTAACTCTGAGCCGCATCTTTCGAATGCTTCTTCTACTAGATTGTTTACATCTAGATTAAATAGTGCGGTACCTGAAGTTGTCATATGCTCTTTACCAAATAAATACTACTTCTACTATACCCAAACTTAAGATGAGGAAGTTGTCATCTTCTATGAGCTCATGTTGAATCCCTAGAGCAAAGCCACAAATCATACTTATGCTATAGAGTTCCATCATGTTATTTCCTTTGTGATAGGGCAGGAAAGTTTATCTTTCCGCCTCGTTTATACACATCAACCTTATTTGGGTCATCCTTACGCGTAATAATGCGCGGCTTTTTACCGGGCATTTTGTTTGGGTTAATTATACCCATTCCGCGTGAGGCTCTCATACTACACCATCCGACCTTTAGTCTTACCTTTAGTGCAGCAGCCGTCAGCACGTTTAGATGCTGAACCTACTGAACCGCCTTTTTTCATGTTGATACTCATATCATCTTCGGTTTGACCAATAGGGTATGTTTTTTGTTTAGCCTTAACCTTGGCCTTAGCCTTTGGAGCTGGAGCTGGAGCTGGAGCTGGAGCTGGAGCTGGAGCTGGAGGGGGTGGCGGAGGTGCAGATTTTTTTGGGGGTGTTGGTGTTGCAGACCCGTTGTCTACTTCTGCTTCCCATGCTTCTATTTTCTTAGCCATAATTATGCCCTCGTTTTTCCACGTATTGCGCAACCATCTGCGCGTTTAGATGCTGAACCACCTTTACTAAATGGTAATTCTTCTGCAACATCGTCAATTAATGCGCCGCGACTACGTGGGGTTTTAGGGAGTTGTTTCTGTGTTTCTGCATTAGCCCTATCACGTGCTCGCGTTTGTTCTTTATTAAGCGGTTCAGCTTTTTTACTCATGTCTTTTGGGTTAACTATAATCATCTTACTTTTAACTTCGCCTGTAGCAGGTACGTCAATACCGGAAGTTGATGATTTACGTTTAGTCATGTAGTCAGTCATTCTACCTAGTCCGCTACGCGCTGGAGCCATATCACCCATAGCCCCACCAAAGCGACCAGCGCCTTGAACTAGATTTTCCCCAGGTTCGCCAAATTTCTTAGCCATTATAACATCCGTCCTTTTGTTTTACCGCGTTGAGCACAGCCATCACCACGTGATGATGCAGATGAAACTTTACCACCTTTTTTCATACCTGTTTCTTTCTTTGGATTCCTTGCTTCATCAATTGCTCTTTTTAATGCCGCTTTTTCTTCTGCATTAGAAGCTTCTGCACTTTCTACCATATTAGGAAAGTCTTCTCTATACCCTATTACCGTGCCCCTAGCCCCGATAAGCCTTCCATCACTGGTTGCTGGGTACCTTAATTTTTTTGAGTTTTCAATATCTAATAACTCTGGACGACCCATTCTATCAGTTATAGGGTATTCTTGTGACGGGCCACCTACTGAACTTCCATATGTAGACTTGTAGTGCCTTCCGCTTTTTAATGCTTTAGGAAACGTAGGGTCTACTGATTCTTTAGGTTTATCATCACCTGATAATTTCTTTTTAATTTTATCAGCTATATCTTTTAATGCCATGATTAGCACATCTTCCCGCGGGTTTTACCGCGTTTTTCAATACCGCCACCTTTAGCCCTTCTAATAGTACCCGGACCAGTTGACCCTTTTACTACTGAACCTAATCCTATTGGTTTTTGTGGTAGCTGACCTCTATTCTGCTGTGCCATAATAGTAGCTTGCTGTGCAGCTTTCCCTGCCGCTTGCTGCTGCTCTGTCATTGCGGCGCCTCTTCGACCCATACCACCACCCATTGTGCCCATACCTGATGGTCTTGCTGGTGCCGCTGCAATCATACGACCTGCAGGTGCTCCTGCCGGTTTCACCATAGATGGATTTGCTGCACCTTGGGCCTTAATCGCATTCATTGCATTTCCAACTGCGCTTGTGACACCACCAAATGCCATCTTAGCACAACCGCCGCCTTTAAGTTTAGTTAGGTCGGTTTTCTTACCGCCGTGCTGTTGTTTATCATGCATGCCAACAGCTTTCTTAACTGTTTTCTTGTCCTGCGCCATGTCTTTCTTTGTATCTTCTTTAGCCATGATAGCTCCTTGTTAACATTTCCAACGTTTTAGTGATGCTGCTTTGCGTGTAGGCTTGCCATTCTCGTCTTTCATTGGGCCTGGCATACCTGACATACGGGCACAAAACGATTTCTTGCGAGGACCACCTTCTGGCTGAGGAGCTTTCAAGTTAGACCCTGTTGCTGCATTGTATTTTGCGCGTCCTTTAGCAGTAAGTCCAGCACCTTTCGATACTGGTAATTTCTCACCGCGACCAACTGCTAGGGATGGACCGCCTTCTTTAAACTTCTTGCCCTTGTCAGCTTCGTTAAACTCTTTTGCTACTTTAGTAGGAATACCCACCTTCTTAGCAAATTTAGGGTTATGTGCCGCAGCAGCCATTAGCTTAGCTTGAGGTTTACTCTTGCTCGGCATCTTCCACTACCTCTTTAACAGGCGCGTCTTTTTGAAGTTTAGCTTTGCGAAC